GTCTGTTCCGCCATGGACAAAAAAGACTTTTCTCTCTCCAATCTTCTCTGAATCCTTAATCATATTATACAACATTTTGCCGTGTCTGTCTACCATCTGATAGAGTACAAGCGTATTCTTACCAAGAGATAATGCAAGATTTTTAATGAACTTATTTCTTTGTTCATTTTCAATGAGATATGATATCTCCGTTTGATAGTCCGCATCCACCATCTGTTCACAAATATCAGATGGATGTTTAAGTACCAAACATTTAATCTCAAAGTCTGATACTTTACCTTGTTCCATTAGTTCTTTTGTGGTGATAACCTTCTTCACAGCACCAAATAGACCTTCTAATACCAGTTTATGTGTCTTGGTACCATCTAAAGTACCAGTCAACCCTACACGATACTTGGCATTTATACATGAAGTCATTATATGAGCTAACGACTGAGCTTTGAATAAGTGTGCTTCATCACCAATAATATAATCAAATTGGTGAAAATATTCTTCAGGCATTGTGTACAAAGATTGCCATGTGGAAATGGTTAAGGGTTTGTCCGTCACCTTATCTTTGCCTTGATAGATGCGGTGTATGTATTGTTCTAGTGTGCCGTTGGCATAGTCTCCAAAGTCGGAGAATAACTGTTCAACCAAAGAAGTCGTAGGAACGATTATCAGACCTTTCAAGTCCTGATACTGATACAGTTGTCTAAAGATAAGGTAGATGATTAAGGACTTACCTGAGGCGGTTGGAGACAACAGGAGTGCTCTACGCTTCTGCATTGCTTCAATATATGCATCCATCTGATGGTCGTTGACCGTGATTGGTTTGCCTTGACTGTGTATATCTAAAGATTCAAAGAACTTTTTGGCATGATATACTGAATGTTCATCCTCTAAGTCTGCTCGGGTATCATCATATTCGTATGTGTAACCACGGTCAGTAAAGAATTCTTCTATGTATTTTAATAACCCGTGATATATTTGGTTGTTTCTTAGATCCAATAAACGAATCTTCCCGTCCCAGATTCTATTTCTAAAGGCAGGAGTAAACTGATGGCCTGGTACCATGAAAGTAAAGTACCCGGACATCTCTCGAATAATATGTTTCTCCGCTTGGATCTTAACATATACTTCGTTTATTTTAGTGATAACTACATCATTGGCCGCCAACAAATCTCTCCCACTGGATAAAATCACGAATTTGCCAGGTTCTTTGTTTGAGTTCATTCATTATAGATTCCAAGGCCGTAACCACTTCTTCGTGGTATACTTTCTTTTCTTGAAGTTTAATTAAGTCTCCGTCCGCATCAAGATAGGTGCTGACATCAGACTTGAGTGTGAATTGGAATGGTTCCCAACCAAATTCTTCCAATTGTTCTTGTGATAATTTACCTGTATAGTATTCCCACTTAACTTTCTTCATACGTTGAAAGTCAAAGAAAGCCTTCTTGGAGGCAATCTTATGTTTGGTAAGAATCTGTAGGTATTTGCTGTGAAGTATTGGTATACGAATCAACTCCTTGGACGGTTCCGTCTGGTCAATTACCGCATCTTTTTCCCAATATTTAAGTATCTGTTCAAGTGTTTCCATAATCTATCCTCAAATAAAAACATTATATCATATATTACTTATGCCGTCAATATTTCGTAGTAGTCGTATCTAAATGTTGCCGAAGCCGTGATGATATCATCCGCAGATTGTTTGGTATCGAAATCTATATCTGAAATACTGGTCGGAAATACGTTGTGGTAATATATTCTTAGGTTAGAATTGTTTAAATTGGTAAGTATTGTCAAAGTGGCATCAGAAACATTGTCACTAGGGTTCTTATTACGACCTTCAAAACCTTCTGTATTAGCAATCTCATTCATCCATTTTTGTAGGTTTTGCCATGTTACCAAGTCCTCATCCACAATAAATGTAATGTTTAACGGATTATATGTTAGCTTAGTACCAGGAGAATATAGATTAACAAATGGTGTAGGTCTGTCTATATCATCCAAAGCAATACCAGGTAGATTAACCATCTGGCAAAAGTATTGCATTGCACCAACTCTATCAAAAGTTAACAAGAACTTTGTGGGTTGGAGAAAGTTTGTATTCTGAGGGTTTCTGTTTAATGCTGTCATATTACTATTTAGGTACCTATTTTAACGCACTTCCAACCTTTGTGTTTTCCTCTGGACATATTACCTTGGTCTAAATTATTTTCCATACAAAACCGTCTTAGATTTATTATTTCAAATTTATTTCCTTTAGGATCGGTTATTAAATATTTTTTAGATAGAGCTTTAGATACAGCAATTTTTTGTGATTCTGGTTGTTTAAAACCTATGCGACTTAATCTAAGTTTTTCAGCATCATATTTACCTTGTTCCCATCTTTTTTTCATAACTTTACTAGCATTTTCACAAAATTGTTTACTATATTTTCTACCAGTAAATGCTTTACTCATTTTTGCTTTTGTTTCTTCAGATTTTGTTCCACGATTGGCTATAGATTGTATTTCTTTTATTAAATCTTCTTTACCAATTTGACCGGATAATCCTTGCCATGCGTAATAATCTTGCCAACGACCATATTTCTCCCATAATATTTTATGAGCTTCTGCGTGTTCTTTGGTGGTTAACTCTATTAGGTTTGATGGATCGTTTGTGCCACCTGCGTGTTTTGGTATGATATGGTGTTTGTGTTTCATATAATTATTTTGTGTGAAGAACTATATGTATTTATACAATAAAAAAAGGGAACCTTTCGGTTCCCTCTTAAATTACCAATCTTACGTTGGTTTACATGAGGTTTTTGACCCCAAATATTCTATAATAAACGTTTGATTGTGAGTCTAGACGACCATTACCGAAAGTTGTACCTTCAGCAAATGGGTTCGCTACCATGCCGTAACGTGTCTTGAATCCAATTTTTGGTTGGAATGTGAACTGGTCAACTGCACGAACCATTTGTAGAGGAACGTAAGGACAGTAGAATAGACCAGCGTCATAAGGAGAAGAACCCTTATAACCAACAGTAACCAATTCTTGGTTAGATGTGTAACCACCAAAATATGGGTCAATATACACTTTGATACGACCGTGTAACATACCAGCAAATGTATTGCCTGTATCGTCAACTTGTAAGTCAGCTTGTAGAGCAGGAGTATAAGATAATACACCAGCCATTGCCATTGCTGAAGCTACGTCAGAAGAAACGATAAGAACGTTACCTTTACCTCTACGAGTCTGTTTTGCAATTACGTTAGCATCACGTTCGATTTGGAAAATCAAACCTTTGAAACGTTCAACTGACCAACGACCGTTTGAGTCTGTATCTAAGTCAAAGAAACCAGCAGTTGTAACACCATACTGAGCACCCAACTTAGCGTTGTTGTAAATAGTACGGATAACTTCACGGTTAATCTCAGCCAAAATTTCTGTAGATAGAATGTTTGACAATTCTGTTTCAGCATCCAAACCATGGATTGCTTTCAAGTCTTGTGCTAATTCTAATGAGTACTCAGCCTTCAAAGCACGTGATTGAGCAGTTACAGTAACTTTCTCAATTGTGAATGCCATTTGAGCAAACGCTGTATTACCATCAGAACCTAAGTATTCAGCGATGCTTGTTGGCATTGCAATACCAGATGTTGTGTTAGCAGAAACTTGGTTTTGGAAGTTTGTTGATGTATCAGTAGCGTTTGTACCTGTAAAACCGTATGGGTTTGCAGATGAACCAACACCAGAGAACATTGTATTAGCTTCGTTATAGAATGCTTCAGCGTAACCGTTACCAGAACCAGGAGCACCTTGACCTGCGTAACGAGCACGCATTGCAAAGATCAAACCTGTTGGACCAGTCATTGGTTGTACACCAGCAACGTCATAAGCAATCAAGTTTGGTAGTGAACGGCGAACCAAACTGATTAAGATTGGGTCAAAGTTCTGAACACCACCAGTAACGTTTGTTGGACCAGCATCAGATGCTGTTTCGTTCAACATACGAGCGTCTTGTTTCATCGCTTGTTGTTGGTTTTCCAATACTAAAGCAGTAACTGCCTTCTTATATGGATCTTTAATGGCTTCTAATTCTGGATGCTCCAGAACTGGTGCCCATTTTTGTTGTAATTCTTCAGTCATGTACATAGTTATTAACTCCTTAATTTAAATCGGTAAGTTTATTTATTATTTTACCAAAGTCTGTGAAATGGTCTTTGCGTATTGTGCAATTGAAGGGTCAAATGAAACGGATTTCTTTTCATCTTCAATCTCAACACCTTCGTTCAGAGTTGAATAGTCAGCAACTTTAACGTCTACTTGGAAATAAGATTCCTTTAGTAAGTCTAGTTTACCAACAAATTCTTCCTCAGTAGTAAATTCCACACCTTCTGCAAGTGCTTTTAATTTTTCTACTTGAGTCTGAGTTAGGCCTTCACAAGCTGCGTAAATAGCCTCAATTTTTTGGTGTTCGTTTAATGCTTGTTTTAAAGCAACTGAATCATTGATAGATTCATTTAATTCGGATTCCAAAGATTCAACTTTAGACATCAATTCTTCCACAACGTTTACTTGTTCGTCAGGAATGTTGATGTAATGTTCTTTGAATAATTTGTGTAGGTCAGTCATAAAGTCTTCTACGATTTCAGACTTCAAACCGTTGTCTACTGCCAATTGGTTTTCTTCGATCCATTGTTCTACCATGTAGTTCAAATATGCATCTACTTTTTCAGCCAATTCGTTCTTAACTTGTTCGATAGCTTCTTCGAATTGTTCTGTCAATTGGTCTTCAACTTGTTCTGCAATTGCTTCGATACGTGAAGAAACGGCAGCTTCAAAAATTGTAGTAGCTTTGATTTTGAATTCTTCTGATAGGTTTTCGCCTTCTAGTAAAGCGTTTACATCGTCAGAGAAATCAAATGATTCGTTGTGGCCAATAGATTGTGAACCAGCAGTATGAGTACCATCATAGTGTTGGAATGTAGCGCCTTTGTTTGTACCAAATGTGTTCTTTGGTAAAGTTTCTGCTTGACGGTCACGAATCTTTTCGTATTGGTTACCGTTCAATTGTGTTGGGTGCATAACATCTTTACGACCCATTGTTTCTTGTGGTTGGTTCTTTGGTTTAGAATAACCAACACCATCTTTCTCTGAACCAACAGGAGGTGTAGCGCCTGGTGGTGTTGCGGATGGAGTACCTTTTAAGTAATCTGGTAGTTCGTCTGTTTCTTTTTCTACGCTGTGACCAATGATACCAGCATCATGTGAACCGTATGCTTTTGAAGCAGCCAATTTGTTCATGCCTACTTCGCCATCTGGATGCTTATCGCTACCACGGCTACCACGCTTAGATGCAATGTTTGCATCGAAAGTTTCTTTTGAGCCTTCTAGTAATTGCTTAGCGGCGTCTGTTAATTTTCCCATTTTGAAAATCTCCTTGATTCTATGTTTAGATATTTATTATTTTAAAGTTTTCTGATGAAGTTTTCAAAGATACTTAGGCTAACTGCCTCAATTTCTTTAGATGAGGCACGGCGAATTTGACGTATAGATTTCTCTTGGTCTTCTTCGGTCCATACTCCATTAACTAACATCCACTCTTTGCCTTCCATAATACCTTGTACAAAAGCACCAGGTGCAGAAGGGTCTGCTACAATAT